TAAAAGCTCAGGAAAAATGTCCTCCCGAATTGTCTAAGACGCTCGGTGTGAAACCTAAAGTTCTACACTCTTCCTGAGGGAGTTTAAATTAAAAACTCAATAGCGTGAATGGAAGCCTGCCCAACAATCACCCACGCTATTCAATCTTTAATTTGATATTTACTTGGTTTTTTGATTAGAATGTCCTACATGACCTGGTTGACCTTTGGAAACGGAGCAATACGAGGTCATTATTTTTTACCCTTCTCATTACACCAAGTTCCATCATCTAATTTAGCTGTGCACTTGTAATACTGGCCGTAACGTCCATCGAACGATCTCATGGGTCTATTGTGTGTTGGACATGTTGGGACATCCCCTGGTTGACTTGGTGCAGTCTGCGGAGATGTTTGTGATGACACTACAGTGTCGTTTTTCCATGAAGGTTCCCATCCTCTTTCTTTTGCTGCATCAATTACCTTAAGAGCCCTTTCAAAAACTTCTCTGTCTGTCTTCCCATTCATTGTGAAATCAACAGCATATTCATCGACCCACATCCTTACATTTGTTGAAGCACTTGCACCAGGAACAGCCTTGGATGGAGTAGGTTTAACTTTTTTCTCTTCTTCTCCAGAACCAAGAGCTTCTTCGAGTTCTTCTTTTATTTCTTCTTCGGTTTGACTAGTCATCTGTATTCTTAAATTTGTTAAGAACTTTGCGGATAACTTGTGGAGAAACGTCAAACCATTTAGCAATTTTTGTTACAGGGACACCGTCGAGATAAGCCCTATTCATAGCAACATTTCCCTGAAGAGAGTAAATGTCAGTGAGAACACTATAGAGTTCGTTCAGTCTGTCAAGTCTTACCTGTTTTAGTTCTGATGAAGAAAGCTCAGATACATCCATTTGTCTCATTCTATAGACAAACTAAGCCCAAATCAACCCCCTACTTGTAATTCGTTTCAGACGCCGCCTTTCTTACCGTGTTGGAAAGTATTCCTAGAATGGCAACGACTATCGGAGTCCATTGTTCTCCAAAATCAACACCCGTTAATCCGTCCAATAAATAAAAGAGTGATGCACCGACACCCGCCATAAGAGCACCAGTCCCAATCTTTTTAAGATCTTCACTAATTAGTCTTCCTTGTTTGCTAAGTAAAATTTTACTCGCCATACTAATCACCTCCTCTATTTAAAAACCTCTTCCATGTAAGTCTTAATAGTACTCGCCAGTCAAAGTCTTCGACCTTTCGGTCATGCAGTTCTGATACTGTTTGTTGTACTTCGATTATCTTATGGTTAGCAGTGTTTAGTTGGGACTGCCAATTTTCGTTACAATTTTTAATTGCCTCGTTCATGGGACTTTCTATCCATCTTTTTTTGACAGTACCGTCATTCATTAACAACTCTTCGATCATTTCTTTGGGGTTGGTGAATTTCTTTTCCCAAGCATCTATCTCGTTTTCACTGGTCTCTCCCTTAAGGGCTAAAAGTATATCAGTGATCAATTGTCTTACTGGAGATGTTGTTTGTTCACCTAGATTCTTTTTTACTTCTCTAATGATTTTGTTTATGTCTAATGTCCCAGGACATTGTGTTGGTTTGTCTCCTACATCACTGTGTTTAAGTATGTGATCTTTGTCTGCTGGGATACCATATTTCTTGCAAAGCTCGGTTACCAATTTAATACTCGTCTCATGTGTTTTGTCGGAAGGTTTCATTCTTGTTTTGCCGTCAGCAAGTAATTGTCCACCTTCGTGTTCAATGGATATTGAAGTTAAATTCTTTTCCCAGTTGCCGTTGGCGTATGAAGTGTCTTCCTCTTTAACATACTGATGAACTTGCTCGCCACCTACACCATAAGTTGCTGAAGCAATTCTGTCGGGGTTGGCGAAAGTAGAGTCTGCGGATTCCAATGTACCAACTATCCAATGAAGAACAATAAAGGAAATGGTTCGACCATTCCTACCAACCATGTAGTTGTTGGGGTGGCTCCCAACCCATTTTTTATTTAAACTCATTTGATTAGAAACCTAAATACCACTTCTAAAACAATGTTCACTGTAACTGTTGCTATGGCGACAATAGCTGATACTTTCACTGTAAGGGTATTTAGCTTAATTTTCAAGTCGCTTACGTCTGATTGTAGTGTGTGAAGGTGGTTATCCTTAATATCATCTATGCTTTTCTTTATGTTTGCGAGCTCACTTTCCACACGTTGTTCAAGTTTTGCGACTCTCTCTAGTAGTTTTCCGTTAGTTGTTGTCATATTAATTGGCTAGCATGTTAATTAAATACCTAGCATAGTGAGGTTTCATTGCGACATTAGGCATGACGTCAATGATCTTCTTTAATAATGCTGGATTTTGGTCAAATGTTGCTCTTTCAACGAGATGTTCATATAAAGGCCTACCCGTTTTACCTATCTTAGTCACTGTCTCTTTCGTTATCTTACTTGGAAGCTTAAACCCCTTGTCTCCCTTAAATAAAGGGACACTTGTTAGTCCTACTGTTTGTGGGGATGTTAAGCCAATCTTGGGAATGTTTCGAGACACCTTCGCCTCCACCTTGCGTTCTGCCGACGTGAGTTCTGTAAGTTTCTTTTTCCTGGATTGGGTGAATAGCTCCTTTTCCTCTGGACTTAAATTAGAGAATATTGCTCCCATTGGGTGTTGTGTTTGATTCAAGAATTCTCCCACTGGTGAGTCTACAATTTTCTCTCCAGTCTCCAACGCCCTTATTGCAGCCTTGTTCGACATCCAACCAGGTTGATCTGGGACCTCTGGAGCTTGTTCTGTACTGGCTGCTTTAACTTCAGGAACCAAACTCCTTCTTTTTTTCGTAGACTCAGTTGTTTGCTCGAACTTCCTAAGCATTTCAGCTTCGGGACTTTCTCTTAAATTTTGGAATATAGGTCCTGTTACTTCCTCTTTGAATAAATCCTTAATTATCCTGGCTCTTTGTTTGGTGGCCATTGCAGGACTCATAAATTGATCCAACCCCTGTGACATAAGAGCAGCAATACTTTCCAAAATCGTTTCATTAGGTCTGACAGCGAATTTGTTGGGATCACTTTTAAAAGGAAGCAATTTCTCCTCTCCTATAAATCTCTGTTCTGGCTTGTCTGAATAAGGAACTTGATGGGGGATTCCTTTTCCCAAAACTCTCAAGAACTCTGGAATAGACGCCACTCGTTGTCCCAGAGACGCGGCTGCTCCTCCACTTTTTTGAAAAGGTTGACTGCGTCCTTGTCGTTGAACAAAATCTCTCAAGTCTTGTTTGCCTTGTTCAATTACTTTCCCTTCTAAGGTTGCCTGAGTGTTTTTCTGAGCGGCTACGGGTTCATCAAAACTAGGATCGTTGGTCAAAAAACCAATAGACCTCTTAGCCCCCGATCTAAATAAATCTGATATATCTTGCCACATTGCCATATTAACGTTTTCTAAGTTGTTGTTGTGCTGCCATTATTAACGAAGGTAGAATGGCTGCTCCTTTTGTGCCCCTTCCCAAAGCACCAGCCGCTTTTGAAGCTCCCGATGTAACCGCACCAGAAATCTTACCTGGGACGGACGCGAAAGACGAACTACCAATATTCCTGAGTGCTTGTCCAGCCCCTGAAGTGACAGGTTTACTTTCAAGGATTGATTCAGCAAAAGGAAGCCCTCTGGCAAACCCTCCAGCGAGCTTACCGAGACCTTTTGGCTTACCCCCACCTAGTTGATAAAACGGTGAACTACCAGTAGCTATTCCTTCTTTGAAGAGCTTATGGGCATCTACAAAAGGTTTAGCAACGTTTCTTAATTGACTGACTGTTTTGGCGGCAGCAACGTCATCATATAGGTTAGGAGAGATCGATTTTAGTTTAGCAATGTCAGCCCTTGAAAGAGACGATATTATTTGGTTATTAGCTCCTGATTCTATAAAGAGTCTATCTTTTAGCTCATCGGCCATTAAATGATAAACCTCCATCATTGCTTTGTCTTCTGTGGTTAGACTCCAAGAAGGTCTTCCTCCTTTAATGCTTGCGGCCTTACCTTCAAGAATCTGGATAGCCTCAAAAACATCCGTAGGATCTGCTTTAGGATTGAGACTTCCTTTACTTCCACCAGTTGTTTTCATTAGTAAGTTTTTAAAGAATGCCTTTACTCCTTTTTGTTTGGAAGCACCAATCTCGGGTGAATTGATTAAGAGATCATCTGACATGTCTAACCAACCGTCAATAACAACATCATCTGCTTTTCCTACGGCTCTGCGAGTTACTTTTGTAATAAGACCATCTCTTCCTGTAATTGTATTAGCAGCACTAGGCCAATTGTCAGCATTGGCTAATCCATAATCCGCCATCTTTCTGGCTGTTTCCATTTGGTTTGTTGCTCTACCCATTCCAGCAGGAACGTCTTGTTGTCCTGCGACTAGCCGAGTTCCAGTTCTTTTGAGAATGTTTTCTTGAGTCCAATCCCCTTTTCCAAAGTCAGATGGTTTCCATGAACCAGTTTGCTGTTGTTGTTTAAGAGCTGCTCTCTTTTGTGCCATTTTGGCTATTTTACCTTTGGCGTATTCACTTAGTTTTGCAGATGCAGTTGCAGTTACCGCACCAACAACCGATCCAAGACCTACACTTGTGAGCGTTTCTTTAAGATCGGCCTCTTCTGGTGTCTGCGCAAGGCTTTGTAATCCTCCAGATACTGCTCCAGGAACCGCTGCTTTGGTGAGAAGACTTGCTCCCTTCCCAAAGGGTATGGCGTAAGAAGCAACACCAGCACTTGGCTTAACACCTTGTTCATATAAAGCTCTACCTGGTTTTTCACCTATTTGTTCCATTTGCGCTTCGCTCTTAAAAATGGGCGCCAACTTGGAAGAAGAAAGGGGTTGAGCGAGCTGAGCAGCTCTTTCTGGGTCTGTTTTAGACAGGGCTGCAAGCACGGGTGCTCTTGCAGATTCCACTCCTGCTGTGGCTATATTTCTTCCAGTCTCAACAAAAGGAGAAACAAGACCTCTACCCAATGAAGTCCAAAAACCTTCACCTTCATCCCATTGTTTAAGTCTACCCGCGAGTTCTTGAGTGGCTTGGTCACGAGACAAACCACGCTCTCTAGCGTCAGTTTTGAATTGACTAACAATTCTCTTTCTGTTTTGTGTAAGTCTTGATAATATTGAAATATCTTCCATGTTAAAAATCTCCTAATAAAGAATCAGCTTCATTTAAATAACTTCCTGGAATAATACCCTCAAGGTCCGAGGCGTCTTCGTTGGTTCCAGCTTTTGTGTATTCTAGAATCACCTCGACCTCATCCATTGAGAAACCATTAGCCAGCAAGAAGTTTTTAAGGTTGGTTTCTTTTTCTTGGAGTTGTGTTTCTATCCTCACTAAGTTTTCACCCTCTTGTACTCCCGTGCCTGGTAAGTATTTCTTGGCTTCTTGTATTTCTCTCTCTGTCAACACAGAACCATATAGTCCTTTTCTGACTTTAGTTCTGTACCCCTCCAACTTAGACCTAAGCTCTCTAGACTCTTGTGGTCCAATTTTTTGACCAGCCAAACTTGACAGTGGTCCCGTTTGTCCTTCAAATAGATTTGCAAGGAAATTACTGCTTACATCAGCTTCTGTAAAACCAGACCTTATTTGGTTCAACTCAGACAAGTAATCTAGGTGTTCTGCGAATTTATTCCTATCAGCTCCAGTGCTGAACTTAGTGTGAGCGTCTTCAATGCTTGTTATTGGCCCTTCTTGTTGTTTAGGTAGAGTTCCTAGAAAACCAATCAGATCAGGAATAACTTCTGGTTGCTGGCTCCCCACAGCTTTTAGTGTTTCCGTTATTTCATTTGGGTCTGTTATGTCAACGTCAGACATAATGTACTTAATTATCTCGTTTATTGACTCCTCTTTACTCGTGGCTTGAGCTTGATCCGCTTTTTTTTCAGCCATATCTGCTTGTTTAAGCATTGCGTCTAATTCACCCCTAAGCATGTCGTGTTCTCTTGATTTAGCGCTTAATCCTAATTCAAATATCTTCACACCACGTTCTAGGATATCCCCCAACATATCTTCTCGACGTTCAGCGAGGCGAGTAGTTCCTGCGAGTCCCTCAAGGATCCCTCCATATTGATCTGAAGTGACTGACTCTCTCTTATAAGGATCTCTAATAAACATTTCACTCTCTGGGTTGGCGTATCGATCAGAAAGTCTCTTGTCCGCATTCCAAAGCTCCATTAATGCTTGGTCTTTTTGAGATCTTAGTTTTGGAAGTATTTGATCTGATCCATATACTTCTTTACGTAAATCTTTCTCAAAAGTTGGATAATCAGCTACGCGCTGACCATAGTCTTTTCGAGTTTGAGCCAATTGGTTTTGTATGTCTTCAAATTGTGCCATTATAGGAATCTACTTGTTTCTGCTAAGAATTTAGATTGATCTCTAGTAAACTGTTGACCAGCCATTGCAGCCGCTCTCTCTTTCTTTTCCTCTCCTAAGTCTCTTTCAAATCTTGGGAATTTAATGTCTATTTCTTCAATGCCTCGTGCGCGATCTACTCCAGCTAATTCTCCTTTTCTTTGAGTGGCTCTTTCAATTGCTTCTCTCCTTCTTTGTTGCTTGGTGTTTAGAAAATCCTGATCTTCAGTTCTAACAGTACTCTTAAGGAGGCCTCTTCGGTTCAAATCCTCAAGCATCACATTTTTCTCTCTGGGTTCACTTAATGCAAAACCAGCTTGAGCAGTGCCAAGATCTTCTTCTCTATATCTTTTGCCTGTGGAATAGTCCTCTTCGATAATCTTCTTGGCGCGCTCAACGTCACCTTTGGCTTCAGCTAATACTTCCTCATAGTAAGGTCTTAGTTTCTCAAGAGCATCAGTCTCTGCTTGTTCCCAGTTAAAGTTAAATGGTGCTCCAAAGTCTCCCCCTCCTCCGCCACCACCACCGCCCCCTCCTCCGCCACCTTCTTTTCCTGCTCCACCAGTAGCCTGGAAATCAGCCGCTGCTTCAGCCTCTCCCCATCCTTGATACCCAATGTAACCTGCATTTACCAAATCGTCTATAAAACTCATAATTTACCTCCCTTTAATATTTCTGCACTTCTTTTCATAAGATCATCTCTACTCATTCCTTGTGGTTGTGCTTGCTGTGTCGGTTGTTGTGTTGGTTGTTGAACAGCTTGTTGGAAAGCTTGAGTCTTTCCTGCAATAGGAGTGGTCCCCGAAAGACCCATGTTCCTCGCCACAGTCCAGGGTTGCCATCCTTGTGCAGCTTGCATTTCGGCTGCATATTTAACATTAGCTTCTGGGTCTAAGAGTTGTTCTGGTGCTGGTCTTCCCTCTAATGCTCTGATTTGGAAAAGCCCGTAACTAGGAATTGTTCGTCCTCTTATTGGATAGTTGTCTCCAACTGCATCAGAATTTCCACCACTCTCCCCCTGCATCACTTTAATAGCGTTCTCCCACTCATGTTGTGGAAAGTACTTTTGTATAAGAGATATTGGGTCAGAGGGATTAGTTGGTCTTGTGTACTCCGCATAAGAAACAGATGGTCTTGTTCTGGTCATAGAAGAAATCGTGGGAGGAGCTTGAGCTGATTGGGATAAAACCCGTGACTGATCGCCCTGCAATCTACCCAATAGTTGTTGGTTTTGTTGAGCTGTTCCCCGATAATCACCGCCCAGACTAAACTGATCTCTTCTTTCTGAAACAGAAGGGAGCTGTTGTCCTTTTTGGGAGTAGTACTCCCATAGATTTGTTGCTTTTGCCATAATTAAGTTAACATAAATAAAATTCCACCTGGTGATGTGTATGTGACCACTATTCTGGTTGGTTGCGCCGCATCCCCATCGTTTATTTGACATTCATTGTCACCGCCTGGTGCGCTGTTGCTGAGATCCCTCCCTGTAATGTGAGCAAACTTAACAGATCCGTTCGTCAAATTATCTTTAACATGATCTATTCCCGTACTGTTTAGTGTGATGTCGCTATAGTCGTCTTGATTAATAGATGAAAGGTTAATACTCCCCAAACTGCTAAAAGTGATGTTGTTATAATCGTTTGTCCCAATATTGTCATCTGCTGTAGAGACAACAACCTCAAGCGAAGTTGAGTCATCATTAGAGCTCCCACTAGAGAGACAATATGGTTGATAAGTAACCGCATCTATTGTTGACCCCGATGGGATTCCAGTAAGATCGTACTTCAAGAATCCGCGCCTTATAAAATAGCTACCACCCGAGAAATTGGATGCCATTCTTGCACTATTTTGATCTGCGTCATCTGCATTAGTTTGTCCACGAACAGTAGCCCACGAGTTGTCTATCCCCCTAGCTTGCCCACCAGAGCTTCCTGTTTCTGCGTTAATTGTTAGTTGTGGCATGTTATAGATTCTGTCCTACAATAAACCCTAAGTAATTATCTGTTGACGTTGTAATGAAACCAAGAACATCTTCCTTGCTTGCAGTTGTCGTAAGTGTAGGTGCTGAACCTCCAGCCCACTTAATGGTTGAAAACCAAGTAACTGTTCTACTTCCTGTTCCATCTTGGATTAATCTCAAGACAAAGACTTGCCCTGCGTTTTCATTTGATATCGCAAGAGTCCTATTCCCTTCAAGAGTGACTGCTTGTATGTTTCCACTATCTAAATCAAAGGTAACAGTAGCTCCATCAGCAGCTGTCACTAAGGTATTAACCGCTCCCTTCATCGTTGGGTTGTTGACGACTGGTGATGTTAGAGTTTTATTGGTAAGTGTTTCTGAACCAGTTAAGGTTGCTGGAGTGGAAGCTAACTTGGTAAGATCGATGGCTGCTCCCGCTGCAATATTGGCATTAGTAATATTTCCATTGTAATCATCGATGACGTCGTCTCGATCTGTTTCATATTTAGCAGCAGTCAAAGTGTCTCCTGTATTGTATGTATTTGTTTTTGTAATAATTGCCATTAAAATGCACCTCCTTTACGCGTCCCTAAGAGATCGATGTTTGTAAAGCATCTCCCAGTCCCTTATGGCTGTTGATTGATCAAGTCCTTCTTGTAAGAATCTCATTTGCATTGTGTATTTTGTTTGCTTGGCAAAATTAAATCTTTTCCTTTGCACATCGGTTGTTCCTAGTGTAATTGGGAAAGTAAAAGGAAAAGTAGAGCTTCCAGACTTTAGATTCATTGTTTCCAATGTTTCGAAATCAAAACCATCTGGAGAAAACTGAACCGTAAGATCATAGTCTCCTGTCTCGTCAGCTGTGACGAAGAAGTACTTCCATTTCTTTTTAATTTCCTGCCTGTCGGCTCCGAAGCGCCTAGTATCAACCTTAAATGATATAGCAGCACCATTATCACTCGTTGACGTATCGAGTCTATAAACAAGAGAGTCGTTACCAGCCTCACCAAAGTAAATAGAAGATTCAGCACTAAAGTTGAACTCAGCCCATATGGTGGCATCCATTCCTGTATATCTAACCCACCCTTTAGTAATCGTATCCAAAACAGATACTTGATTGTTGGTTGTGCTTCCTGAAAGAGGGTAAGACCAATACGCTCTTCTTCCGTCAAATGTTCCTGCGACCTGATTAAGTCTTCCTTCGTTTAGTCCTTTCATTGTTCCTGTTATGTCATCAGAGATTATTCCCCCCTCAACAAGTACTCCGAATCTAGTTCTTTGGAGACTTCTAAACTCGGGAATACCACCTGTGTGAGAGAGATAATAAAGGTCATTTCCCACGTTAATAATGGAACGATGAGAGGGGGTCCCGAAACCAGTAACACGTTCATTAACATCACTGATTGTGAATGCTGAAGTACCAAATCCCGTAAGAGACCAGATTCTATTTCTTTTAAAAATGATTAATTCGTCCTTTAGGGTCGCCAGAGCTGTTATTTGATCTCCGTCATCTGGGTTAACATCTACGCTTCCCGTAACGCCATTAGTGAAATCGTCGGAATCTTCGAGATCCGACCAATAAAGCCTGTTTGGATTAGCAGATACCCCTGATACAAAATGAAAATTATGAAACCAGGCACTAAAACTACCCACTGGGAAATTGCCGTCAGTGACTGCCGCTGCTGTACCAGGAGAGCCAGGAGTTATTTTGACTGGAGTGTCTGCACCATTAAAAGCGTAGATAACATTCTCAGCCAACGTGCAATTCACAACATTCCCTTGTGTCGTAAAAAGAGTTTCGTCAATATTTGACCAGTCTCCACTTCCAGTCCACTCATAAATAGCGGTTTCTGTTCCACCTGAATTGTCATGGAACTTATAGAGTCTCTTTAATCCTGCCGCTGTTGTGATACCCTTTAAGCCCAGGATTGGCTTATTTCCAGTGTCATTTCCTTGTAGACTGTATCCCGTTCTCTTTTCGATCTTGTCTTCGCTAACAACCCCGTTTTTAACATCAGCCAAATAACCCGCAGGGATAAACTCTGGTGGGAGTTTGTCATTGTATCCTTTTCCAAAAAGCTGTTCTCTGATAATAAGTAAATTGTTTTGCATGTTAGAATCCTGAATAATGTGACTCGAAATCAACATTTTCACCAGAACTGTCAACAACTATCTTTGTTTCATCGGTGATCCTGTCTTCAAGTCTTTGCTTCATCATCTCTATTCCTTTTTCATATTTTCTTTCTAGCCTGCTCGACTCTGCTGTCTCTTGTTGTCCGAAAGCCAACGCTTCAGCGGCAGCTCCCCAAGCAATTAAAATCCAATCTCTGTCTGGATAAGGAAGATCTATTGTAGTCGCGTCTGTAGTCATATCTGACTGGACGGGGTAATACCAAATCTTGATGGCATTGGTCCCTGTTTGATCTGGTACAGGTACAAATCCGAGCTGATTACCTCTAAGGTAGTAATTAGACCCTCTCCTGATTGTCACTCCCAAATTTTCGTTACCAAGATCTCTTCTAACAGCATCCATGTTAATTGGTATGGCTCTTTGTGCAATGGAATCTGTGTTAGCGGTATCATAGTCAATTTCCACACGCCTAATTTTGAAGAAGTCAGAAGGCAAAGAATATTCTTGTTGATTGGCAACAGTTGACAAAAAATCTGTCTTTAGAGGCGCATATTCTTCAAACACATCTACAACAGCTGAATAAACATGATGATAATACGTGTTAACAAGAACATTTAGTTCTGGATCAGTCCAATCTGCGGCTGTATCTTCGTCAAGATAGCTTCTAACTTGAGTTCTGATGGTTTCCAATGTTTTTGCCATAATATTTCTCCAATAAAAAACACGCGTCTGTAAAAGAACGCGCGTGCCACCTTCTGAGTCACTTCGCAAGGATCAATTCAATTTATCACTTTTTAGTCTTCTTTGTCAAATGTTTCTTTTTCTTGACATCTTTAGGTTCAACTCTAACTGGTTTTTGGGAGGCAAGTGCCTGAAAAATACTGACAAGAGCAACAGCTTCATTTCCTTTTAGATCTACTCTTCCCAGAAAAGCCCTAATATTCCTGATTTGTTCTGGACTAAGTTCAATAATCATCGATTTAAATGTATCACCCAATACCTCCCCTTGTCCAGGAGAATATTAAATACCAACCCCCCTAAGAGGTCTTTGTAGTTTTACTCCTGCGACTGCGGCTGCATTTAGTTCAATAGCTGTTATTAACCAGTCATCACTAGTTGATCCAGTAAAATCTATTGTGTCACTTCCACCCGTTGCTGCTTTGTCGCCAGCAGTAAAGGCATGATCAGTTACATTGCTTCCACCTGTTGCATTGTCCGCTCTTTCGGTTACACCAGTGCCAGGTGTCCAAGGTATGCCATCGTTGCCAAGGAGCATGGCCCCAGAGATTATTAGTCCAGTACTATTATCTGTACCAAATGTTACTGATGGGTTAGCACTGTCACCGTTTGCTGTTCCAGTAGTCGACCCAACTCCATTATTCGCACCAGTAAAGGAGAGAACCATGATTGCGTCATTCACCCCAGTACCGTCATAAGTAACTGACACCGTGTTAGCTCCTGTGGCTGGACCATCTAATGTCCATATTTTTGCAGCGAAATCTAAAGGTCCAACCTCACGTGTTCCTGCCACTCTTTCGGTTAATGCAACTGAGTTGTAACTAGCAGCAGTACATGTCACAAGTGATCCAAAGTTTTCTTGATTGTGGGTTATTATAGCAAGTGTATCCCCACTAGTGTTTGTGTGAGAGAAGGAAGCACTAGATCTCCCAGAGGAGTCTGTGTTTATGGTTATACTTTCAAATGCTACTGCCATTTAATTAATATTCAACTTGAAGGATTGAGGCTCTTTTAGAACCACTCTTGAGTAGTCAACCTCCACCTCTTCACCCTCCTGATTTATAACAATTGGTTTCCAGTCCTCATTTATCAAAAAAATGTCAACAATTATGTCTTCTGATCCTGTGCCTGTTTTTAATCCACTATCATATCCATTAATTTCCAAGTGTGCTGTCTTGCCAACAGCAACATCCCAATTAAACTTGGTTAGTTTCATTGTGTTTGGGTCGTATTCTACGTTGACAGAAGATTCTCCGTAGAAGTCTTTATGTGTGGATTTGGTATATATCACACCCACCCCCTCCAGCCACACTTACCACAAATGGCTCTATGCAAAGGGAGTTGTAGATGTTTCATGGTGGGTTGTACTACCATCATTTCACCCTTGCATTTTTCTTCACTACAAGCAACGCTAGATCCAACAGAATCTAGTTTCTCTGGTGTTTTTTCTTTCATATTGTCCTCGTATTTTTTAAGTTTCATATTAGTCTGTCATTACCACAAACGATACTTGTCCATGAACATTAACCCCTGCTGACAATTCAAGATTCAGCAATGTGTTTGCGGTTCCCACCCACATTGGATGCATTCCATAACCTGCAACTACACCTTCGCGAGCCTGTAATGGGATTTGTCCAGTAAATGCTGTTCCACCAGCCCCGTCTTCCCATCTATAGTCTACGGTCCCATCTGAAATTACATGATAGCCCATCACTGCAATTCTAAGGCCAGCCCCCGCTGCCGCCTGAATAGTGTTGTTTCCACTTGTCGAGTCGTTTATGTCTGCACTTTGGACTGGATATCCCATCCACACAGCCAGCCTTCCTTGTCGATCAAATGCCCCATCTGTTCTGTCATCATCTGCAACTTCTTCTAGTGCACTTGTTGGTTCCTGTGATCTACCACCAATCTTGTGTGGATTACCACTATCTACTGCATCGTGAGCCACGTGGCCTTGTGTGTATAAGACTCTGTCGGCTGACATTCTGAAGGCTCCACCGTCCCCCTCACCAACCGAATCTGTTGCAGTGTCGTCAACAAATGCACCCATCATTGTTATTCTTTGGGTGGTGATATTGAAAATAGAGTCGTCTAGTATGGTTGATGTATCTTCTACAGACATTACACCTGCTGTAATAGCTCCAGCCAGTTCTGTGAGTCCGTCATTATCTACTGTGATTGAATTTCCACCATCTTGGATGTTAACGGCCGATCCCCCAGCTCCATTATCAACTGTTACATTATGTCCATCGGCTAATTGAAGTGCTGAAGTGGCTGCACCAGAAGGTAAGGGTAAAGATGCAGCTGAAATAGGGAAAGTGGCTCCCGTACCAGGCTGAACGAACATGGCATTGCCCGTAGCTACATCAGTATCGTTTTGTTGAATGTTTGCGTTGACATTCAGATCGTCGTGAGTAGCTTGTCTGGGTTCGATTACTTCTTGTGAATTGGTATTAAAGACCCTCATGTTTCTTCAGCTCCATATATTGTAAAGTCAACCTCGGTTGCATTGGTAGCATCACCTTGAATTTTATCACCAGTATCCAAAACTAGATCTGTTTGCTCCAAAGATTCACCTGTTGCCAAAACAGTATCTTCAGAGATAATTTTTCTCGCAGTCCCACCTGAAGGAGTTACATATAAATTAACGGTGTTGTTTCCAGCACCAGTATTTACTAAGATGATCTTTTTGACATATCCAGTAGTACTTGCAGGCACGGTATACAAATCACCTATAGAATTGGCTAATTGACCATCTGCTAATTGTTTCGGTGTTATTGCCATGTTTTTATGTTATCTTACCACCCCAACCAAATCAACTTATCTGCTCTAATAGACCCATCTGACTGATCGGTAAGAGCGATTGTTCCGTCTGCGTCAGGGACACCTAGCGTTCTTGTTATTGCTGTGGTTACATTGGTTCCAACATCGAATGCCATAATTTTTGTATTATCGCTTTCGTCAAATACTGTAAATACATTGTCTGCAAAGCTGGTAACAATCCCTGCTGCACCACCTTTTGCAGTTTGTGGTGTCGTTCCTCTAAGATCCACGGTAGAGGCAACTGCCCAAGTGGTTTTTTTCTGTATTGTAATTCTGGCTACAAGAAATGCCGTTGAGCTTTCAAGGTTGAATTCTCTTGGTACAGAAAAATCATCAAATCCACTGGTATCATTTTCTGCTGCTGATTGGGTATTATATGATCCACTAGGAAGGTTGATTATCATCGGCGAAAATTCACCTGACTTATTTGCCACTGCCCAGAGAACCAAGTTGAAATATTTATTGTTTCCGATAGATGAACCCGTACTGTCTTCTGTAATATCAAACAAATTAGTAATGTCATTGTATGGAGTACCTGACCAATTTTTAACCAAAACCATGTCACCTCCACTCGTATCAAACGCTGGTACAGTGTGTTTGTGCATCTGGTAGATAACACCTGCTGTTGACTTCAACTCTACATTTGATGCCGTTGGGGTTAAGTAACCACTTGTACCATTTCCATCTACGCCTGAAAAATAGTATGCACCATCCCTTCTCGATCTCTCTGTCATGTGAGTCATGTGTCCCTGGCTAGTAGTATTTTGGGCATGGTCGTTCCAGTTTTGATTGATATAAGCTCCATTTGTTTGCACAAATCCTGCACTTGGAACAAAGAAATAGGCTACTTTGATATGTTCTGTGGCGGGCCACTCCGTAGTAGACTTGACCAAACTTGTTGGATCTGACTCAAGAATATAAATATAATTTGATGTGGGGGAAGTGTCACTTCCTGCGGTTAGTGCTATTGTTGAGCCTCCAGTGAAAATAGAGTAACCACTTGAAAATCTGGTCGTTAAATCTCCACTGCTCGCATTAGTAATCGTCAATGTCACAATTGCTCCATCACTTGTCACAAGAGCGTCAAAGGTTTCAAGAAATGATCCATTGAAGAAATTGAGTTCCGCCTTCTGATTATTAGTAAGTGGTGCGTGATGTAATGTCAGTTTGCTCATGTTAGTGCTGACTTAAAGACATTTTGAGAGGCGGTGTCTGAAATGGCATACATAGCAGCCGAGGCATCGTTTAAATCCATTGACACAGCGTCACCAGGTTCCAATTGTGCAAATGCATTGCCACCAGAATTAGTTATGCCAGTATTGCCAACCCACACCTTACCTGTGTTATCTGGATCTGACTGAATCATTAAAGATTGAGTTGTTCCTGAAAAAGTCATCTCAACTTCTGACGTTCCAACAGCAACATCTCCCCCATTCACACCTGTGGGTTCTACTTCATTTGTTGGTACAGGATTACCTGCTGCAACATCTGAATCCCCTACTTGGATATTAGCGTTCAGATTAAGACTATCGTGTGTAGCTTGAAGCACAGATACCGAATCACTGGCACTTGTGAGATCCCTTATATCTAAATCTGTCGCAGAAACCGTCACAGCTCCATCCACGGTAATAGTATTACCCCCATCCTGAATATTAACTGCTGCACCACCTGATCCATTGTCCACTGTCACATTGTGACCATCGGCTAATTGATTGACTGAAGTAGCTGCACCTGTGGGAAGAGAAATTGTTCCAGAAACATCATTAATATCCCAGATTCCAGACTGTGTTACAGATAGTGTGCTATTGAGGATGTCGACCTGTACATGTCCATCATCGTCAACCAAACCAGACCTAACCTTACCCGCGGAAGTTTTATAAGGCGCTCCAAAAGCTGCTGTACTTGCTCTACCCATAATTTATGCTCCGATCGCATCCATGGAAACTTCAAATAATCTTATTTCTGCTTCACCACTAGCCACCACACCATAAATATCTACCAACTGTCCCGCATCAAATGAAGGTGAATACTGTTTAGGCCCAACTGGCATTCCATTAGCGATAGAGAGATCTGACGCACCAATATACACATCTGTGTCTTCAGAGTTGTTGAAGAACACCCAAGAACGCCTGTCAGGTAATGGAGTGGATGGAAGTGGAATTACGGTTGTCTTAACAACGATCGCGGTAGCCCTAACGGGACCTCTTAATGAGTTCACGTTGATATTCGTAACAGGCATTGGATACTTTTGTGGAGGAAAATTGTCAATGGATATTTGAGACGGAAAGTCTATTTCTGGAATATTTATTCCTTTGGGAATTTTTACAATCTCTTCCTTGAGAGCATTAATAGCTTGAATTATGTGTTTTCCTTCAACAGTTTGAATAACCTTGGGAAAAGGAGGAATCTTAACCTCTTTAGGTTCAGGATACGGGGGTATAATAACCTCTTTTTGTTCTGGGTAAGGTGGGATCTCTAATTTGATCTTTGAAAGATCTTTATTAATTGCTCCCAACGCCTCAAGTATCTTGGTAAGCTGAGCACTGTCTGGTATTTTAGACACACTTACAGCACCAGATACTTTTTGTATGGAGGGGAATTCAACATCCTTCTGTAGTTTCTGGAGATTTACAACCTCTGAACCAACCTTCTCAAGTGTCTCGTTTAATTCTTCAATATTCTTTCCGAAAGCACTCGTCAGTTTTTCTGTGTTATCGGGGAATTCCACGGCGACAACTTCCTTGAGTCCGTTTTGAACAATCCTTAGTTCTTTAACGATCCTATTAAGTGAAGACTTGTTATCTACTTCGTTTTCCACTTTAACTTTGAAAGTTAGTTTCTGGGACACAACAGAGGCTATCTCTAGTAGAGACTTTTTCGCGTATGCCAAATAAAGAGAAACCTTGTTTCTTACAAAAGGCTTACGATTGCCGTTGTTTACAATTTCTTCCATTTTAAGCGTCGTTATGTCTGGTTGCTAATACGTACAAGTTTGCTGTCCCTGTGGTTGTAGAAGCATGTAGTCTGTGGAAATTGACCTTAATTCTGAAAGGTTCATTCGCAGTTAATAAATGGAATGAACTATCATCAGTTGGTTGATCAAAATCAAGCCTAACTGTTGTTTCATCTGCTACCACATAAACTTCATCTACGACAGGTCTACCAAAGTCCATTTGTTGGTCCGAGGTTGTAACTGCTAGTTTCCTTGTATCTGCTTTTTCAAAAGTTGCTGTCATAAT